GTCATGGTGAGCCTACCATAATGGACAACCCCTGTCTCCGACCGGCGTGCTTGAGTGATGTGCTGGGCAAGTTGGGACCAATCGAGCACGCTGTCCGTCTACAGGATGGTGGATGGGGCACGATGTATAGGTACGCCGATCTGCACCGGCTGTACGATGCCGAATGGAAACGACGAGGCTATGAGAAAAGTCCGTGACTGTGTAGCTTTACTTTCTCGCGTGAATTTTATAAACTAGTCGGCATGCCTCCCTTGCGAGATTCTCGCGAAGAAAACTTCTGTCGTGAGTACGCCAAGCACGGACACGGGCAGCGTGCCGTCGTGGCGGCCGGCTACCAAGTGAAAACCTGGCTGGAACACGGCTCTACGAGCGCCTCTGTTGTAGCAAACCGGCTGTTAAAAGACATAAAAGTTCTAGGACGCATCCAGGAGTTGCAGGAGCAACGGGCTCGTCGTGCCGACGTGTCCGTGGAGTATGTGCTGACCAAGTTGAAGACCGTCGTGCAGCGAGGGCTGCAGGAAGTGCGGCCGATCTTCTCGAACGACGGGACGCCGACCGGGGAGTTCGAGTATGACAGCCACGGCGTGACGCAGGCCCTGAAGCAGATCGGCACCTACCTCGGCATGTACGATTCCAAGGTCGCCGTACCGGCTGGCGACACCTACAACACCCAGATCAACTTCTACGTGCCGGAGAACCGGCGCCTACGGGAGGCCAATGGGCGGCACAGCGGCAACGGCAGCGCGGGCGCGGGAAGTGAGGCTGGCGCGGTTAGCGGAACAACGAGCCTCGTCACTCTCCCCAGCAACGGCCACGGAACGCATTGAGATCCGCCCGCAGCCGGGTCCGCAGGAGCGGGCCTTGGCGTGTCCGGCGGACATCCTGCTGTACGGCGGCGCGGCTGGCGGCGGGAAGACGTGGGCCCTGCTCATGGAAGCTGCGCGCAACATGGCCAACAAGGACTACGGCGCGGTCCTCTTCCGGCGCATCTATCCCAACATCACGAACGAAGGCGGCATGTGGGACGAGAGCAAGAAGCTCTACCCGTTCCTTGGCGCCAAAGCTGACAACGGCGACCTGAAGTGGACGTTCCCTAGCGGGGCGCGGATCAAGTTCTCGCACCTGCAGTACGCGAGCGACGTGCTGAACTGGAAGGGGGCGCAGGTGCCCCTGTTCGGCTTCGACCAGCTGGAGGAGTTCGAGGAACAGCAGTTCTGGTACCTGGTCTCGCGGAACCGGTCCACGTGCGGCGTGCTGCCGTACATCCGGGCGACGGTCAACCCGGTGCCGGCGGACGACAAGGTCGGCGGGTGGGTCCACAAGCTGATCGCCTGGTGGCTGGACGAATCGACAGGGCTGGCCATTCCGGAGCGGGACGGCGTGATCCGGTGGTTCATCCGCGTCCACGACCAGCTGGAGTGGTTCGACGCACGGCAGGCAGCGGTTGAGCGCGCGGTGGCGATCGGCTTTCCGCCGGACAAGGCGCAGCTGATGCCGAAGAGCCTGACGTTCATCGCCGCTAAGCTAGAGGACAACAAGAAGCTGATGGAGGCTGACCCAGGGTACTACGCCAACCTCATGGCGCTGCCCCTGGTCGAGCGGGAGCGGTTGCACGGGGCCAACTGGAACGTGAAGCCGGCCGCCGGGAAGGTCTTCAACCGGGCGTGGTTCGATCTGGTTGCTGCGGCGCCGGCGGACACCGTCTGGATTCGCTACTGGGACAAGGCAGGGACCGAGGGCGGGGGCGCCTATACCGCCGGGGTGAAGGTCGGGCACAGCGCCACGACGAAGCGGTTCTACGTGGGCGACGTCCAGCGCGGGCAGTGGGCGGAGTTCGAGCGGGAGCGTCGGATCAAGCAGACCGCCGAGCTGGACGGATCGAGCGTGACGATCTGGGTCGAGCAGGAGCCTGGCAGCGGAGGGAAGGAGAGTGCGCGCCATACGATCCTGAACCTGGCCGGGTGGGCCTGCTACGCCGACCGCGTCACCGGAGACAAGTACGCGCGGGCACAACCGTTCGCGGCGATGGTGCAGGCGCTCAACGTGAGCGTAGTTAAGGGGGAGTGGACGGACGCCTACCTGGCTGAGTTGCACGGCTACACGCCGGACGGCACAGGCTACAAGGACCAAGTGGACGGCAGCAGCGGGGCGTTCAACAAGCTCACGGCCGGGGCGTCGCTGGACCTCCTGACCGGTCAGCCGACTGAAGAGCAGATCCAGGCGCAGCGCGAGCAGCAGGCGGACGAGTTCCGGCAGCGGGTCATGCGGCAAGGGTGCGTCTTTCCAGGGGAATAGAATGGCTGAAGCGGTCCTGCTCATCAACGTGCTCGTGATCGGCTTCTGGCTCGGCTTGGCGCTTCGGCCGTTCGCGGACAGGCTCTGGAAGAAGCTGAACGACAAGCTCGACGAGTGGGCGGACGTGTAGGGTGGAGATCTGATGGGCCTTCCCGATACACACGACGTGATCTGGCAGATCGACTGCTGGCTGGCGGCCGGGGCGCCGAAGGTGGTGCCGAACACGGTCGTGGCGGCGATCGAAGAGCAGGGCTGGAAGCCGGAGGAGATCCTCGGCGAGGTTCTGCCGCGCTGGATCTACTGGATGGGCGAGCAACATCAACAGATGGACTCGGCGACGTGGACGCGAGGCTACGGGTGGCGCGTGTGGTATCCGAGCGGCGAAGTCGTGACAAGCCTAGAGAAGCCGTGGCGGGACCTGAAGGACGGCCTGATCGGGGGCGTGGCGTACTACGGCCTGCACCGACGAATCGTGTCCGGGCGCGATCCGTTCTACCTGGAGGGCGGGTTGCCGAGACGGTGTCCGAGTAAGGGATTGCCAGAGGCGCGGTCACGCGAGTCTCTGCAGCCGAAAGAGGGCGTCTGGGTGACGGACGAGCAGATGGCGGCGTTCCGGAAGGACGTGCTGTTCGCGTTCGGGTTGGAGTGAAGGAGGATGCCATGAAGTTGAACTGGATGCAGCGGGCGCTCTTGATCGGCCAGGCCGTGAAGGGCAGCCTCGACGTGCGGCCGGGGTCGGTGGTCGGGTCGCTCCTGCAGGGCATGTGGCCCTCGACGAGCGGCGAGCCGCCGAAGCGACAAGGGAAGCAGTACCTCGACAGCTACGGGCAGATGCCGTGGGCGCGGGCGCCGGTGGGCCGAATTGCGACAGCGATCAGCCTGCTGCACTGGCGGCTGTACTACGAGACGAAGCAAGGGAAGCCGGTCCGGAACCGCCTTTGGCAGGAGGCCGCAACCGACGTGCGCAAGGCGAGCATCAGCCAGGGGCTGCGCACCGGAACAGCGAAGGAAGTCGAGCAGCACCTGCTTCTGGACGCCTTGCACAAGGGAAACATGCAGCTGGCCGGGTCCGCGGTCTGGAAAGTGAGCCAGGCGCACCTGGACCTCGTCGGCGAGACGTTCTGGCTGAAGGAGCGGAATGGGGCTGGCGCGCCGGTCGCCTACTGGCCGCTGCCGCCGCACTGGGTCATCGACACGCCGAGCGTGTCATCGCGGTTCTACCAGGTGAGCTTTCGGGCATGGCAAGGGGACATCCCTGATTCTGAGATCGTGTGGTTCAAGGACCCTGATCCGGCGAATCCCTACGGCCGCGGGAGCGGGACGGCTCAGGCCTTAGCCGATGAGTTGGAAAGCGACGAGTACGCCGCCAAGCACGTGAAGCAGTTCTTCTTCAACCGGGCCAAACCGGACTTCATGGTGTACCCGAAGGGCGACATGAACGTGATGGGGGAGGACCAGGCGAAGGCGCTGGAGCGGAAGTGGCTCGACAACCAGCAGGGGTTCTGGCGCGCGTTCAGGCCGCAGTTTCTGTCCAGGGAGGTCGGGATTCACGAGTTCACGCAGAACTTCTCTCACTTGCAGCTGAATGAATTACGTGCTCACAGTCGGGACACAGCCTTGCAGACCTACGGCATTCCTCCGGAGATCCTGGGCGTGATCGAGAACAGCAACCGGGCGACGATCGAAGGGGCGTTCTACGCCTTCCAGAAGCTGACCGTTGAGCCACGCGCGGAGTTTTGGCGATCGGAATTGCAGCAGAAGGTCGTGCCGGACTACGATCCGCGCCTGATTATCGACTATGACAGCCCCGTCCAGGAGGACCGCGCCTTCACGCTCCAGACCTATCAAGCCAAGGGGAGCACGGTGACAATCGACGAGTGGCGTGCAATCCAGGGTCTGCCGCCGATCGGCGGGACGGAGGGAGACCGGCACTTCCAGGCCATCAACGAGAGCATCGAGGAGAACTGGGAGCCGACGGAGGACGAGCCGCTGCCTGAAACGGTGCCGCCGCCGGCTGCCGTAGCTGCGGCCCTGTCGAAGCTGCCGGATGACGACCTTGTGGCGCTATACAAGATTGCGGAGAAGATCAAGTGATCGAACTGCTCAACAAGGTTGCGCTGGCCGCAGAGATGGAGCGGCGCGGACTAAAGAGCTGGAAAGCGCCGGCAACCGACGCCCTCGAACGCTTCGCGCTGCGCCTAGAGCCGAAGCTGCGTTCTCGTTGGCTGGCGGCGCTACGTGCTGCTGAGGACCGGATTGAACTGGAAGCTCTAGCGCGTGCCGTGCAGGCTGGACAGGTGACGCAGGCGGAACTCGCCGCCAAGCTCCAGGACTGGCCGAGCCGGTTCGGGGAGTTAGCGATCGACCTCCGCGCGGGATTCCTGGCCGGCGGCGCCGTCGCCTACGAAGTCATCGGGGGAAGTGGGTTCAACTTGCGGTTCGACCTGATCAACCCGCACGCGGCGCAGTATAGCGCACGCCACTTACCGAAGATTGTCCAGATGTACCTGACGGGCGCCAAGGAGCGGATTCGCGACGTGGTGACGGAGGCGGTCAGCGGAAAGTTCACACCACGGGAAGCCGCGCTGCTGATCAAGGAGACGATCGGGCTCACGCCAGTCTATGGGAGCGCAGTCGATCGGCTGCGAGATGACCTGCTTGAGGCCGGCGTCGCCGGGGAGCGGCTGGAAGCCAAGGTCGCCGCCTACGCCAATCAGCTGCTGAAGGCGCGCGCTAACACGATCGCCCGCACCGAGATCATTCAGGCTGAAGTCGCCGGACAGCGGGCGCTGTGGGATGAGGCGGCGAAGGCTGGCCTGTTCAACAAGCAGACGGCTAAGCGGATCTGGAAGACGGCGAAGGACGAGCGCACATGCGAGATCTGCCGACCGCTCGACGGGCAGGAGATTCCCTACGGCGGGCTGTATGTGCGGCGCGACCTGCCGCACGAGCAGATGGTCAACGTGTTCGGGGAGCCGCTCGTTGGACCGCCGGCGCATCCGAACTGCCGCTGCACGGAGGTGTTGGAGCCATGAGGTGGCCGCGGTTCTGCTGCCTGGCGGCATTGTTGGTACCGGGACACGTGGCACGCGTGATCGACGGCGATACGTTTGCTCTGTACCACGTTGGGGTCCAGACCGAGGAGCGCGTGCGGGTGCTGAACGTAGACACGCCGGAGCGGCACGAAGCGAAGTTCGATGAGGCGGCAGCATTCACGAAGGCGTGGCTGGAGCGCGGGCCGTTCATGCTGGCGACCTGCAAGCGGGACAGCTTTGGGCGGCTCCTGGCAACCGTGACCAGGCCGAACGGCGAAGACTTAGCAGTGGACCTGAAGAAGGCGGAGTTGGCGAAATGAGTCCCTTTACTGCATTGCAGTGGCAGCGGCACCAGAGCGGGCTGAACCGCGAGGGGCAGTCCGTGTGCCTGCGCTGCGGAGTGGAGCTGCCCCGGATCATTCCGGTGAATCAGACGGTCTGCACCAAGGAGGATCGACTCTTCCTTGGCGATCGACAGGAGGCGAAGGACTGCGGTGCCGTATAACACCAGCAAGCGGATTCAGTGGGCTATGAATACGGAGAGCGACCTCGCCGGGTACATCGTCTACTACGGGACAGCGAGCCGCGTCTATTCGTCCTTGAGTACCGGCATCCTGCTGTCCGGCGACGGATCTACAGGGTTGCCGAACAAGATCATCAGCGGGTTGAGTGACAACGTGACGTACTACATGGCTGTGACAGCCTACGACCAGACCGGCAATGAAAGCACGTTCTCGGCGGAGGTCAGCGTGACGCCGCGCGTGCCGTTGACACGAGTGTTGAAGCAGCGAGTCTAACCAAGGAGGAGCGTGATGGACAGTCCACTGTGGAAAACAATTGTTGACGGGTTGTTCTGGGTCCTGGTGTCGATCGGGCTCATGATCGGCTTCTGGGCGGCGTTCGTCCAGGCCAATCCGTTCGTCTGCGACGACGCGGCGAACACCTGTACCTACCGGATCACGGCGACCGAGCCGACGAAGACGGCCAGCGGGGCGTTATTGAATTCGCAGCCCGGCAACGCCTACAAGCAGACCAACATCAAGACCTCGCTGAACGGTGGGGCGTTCGGCATCATTGTAAAGCCGGCGACCGCACCTGCTGGCGGCGGGCAAGTAG